GCGACGTGATTATAAAATTTATGTTTGTACGCCTTGTCTCCAGATAAAACGATCCGGTCCATCATAGATTGCATGTTATGTTCAATTAAACTATAATACGATTGAACCGCATAGTTTTTTTTACCCACTTGAAATAATTCTATTTGTTTCGTAAAACGCCGATTGTCTGTATCCAAGGTCTCGGAACTTTCGCCTGTGATGACACATTCCAATAGATGGTCGGGTTCGCGCATCGTCTTTACTTTACATTCGATTTGGATTTTGACCATATTGTTTTCTTGAATGACCGCAAAATATAGCTTGTTTTTTATATGTTTAGAAGTTCCGTCGTATTCTTCTAAAGGTTCATAAAAGGTTTCGGGTAAGGCGCTCATTTTTTCGTACAGCTGCTCTAAAACCCAGTTTGTATAATGAACCATATATTCGTTTAAATCGCGCGTTTGGTTAAAGATGGATTTATTGTAAGACGACAACGACAACGGGTCAGTGTTTCCGTCTACTGAAATAATCTTCGGGCAATCTAACCGCACGTCTACATCGCCCGTGGGGTCCATATATTGATTTTTGTCGGGGTATTTTTTTGTATATAAATAATACACCGAACCGCCTATAAAATAATAGGGCGCATCGGTACAACGGGCGACGATTTGGGTCGGCGTATAGGTTTGTTCCTCGTCTTCGTTCGTTTTCAGCAAGACACAAGGACCTTCGTATATATAGTCCTTCCAAGGAATAAGTCTTATGTCCAGTAGTTTATCTATATGTCTTTTAAGAAAAGACGAAAAAAGTCGTCTGTCTCGATCTGTAGTATATTTGAAGTCTTCCATATATACTATATTCTTATAATATACGTTGTAAGAGAATACAATACGCCTCCCCATAAAGTATCCAACAAGGCGAGTTTATAATTCCAATGTTTAAACAATGACATATTTGTAAATTCAAATAAACCATACGTAGACGACCCCAGTAAAAAGGCATGTAATAAACTTGCCTTTTGTAGAATTATGAAGTAATGTATTTGAAACACCACAATCATATAGACGACCGCTGCCGCGATATAATTTATACGCAAAGGCGACCCTTGTATTTTATAGATCATAGCAGTTGAAAAAGGTTTTATCATAGATAAAAATATATAATCCAACAAAAAGGACACGACCGCAATTTTAAGCATATATATATAGAAAGGATTAAAACATCAGACTGGATGCCCCAAGAATACCGTTAAAATTACAACTACCCGCGCACGTATAGGCGCCCATGTGTTCTAGGAAAATATGGTCGCCTTTCTTATAATCTTTGGGAAATTTACATATACCAAGATTGTCGTATGAATCGCAGGTCGGACCTAAGATATACGTTGGTTCAAACATAATCACTTGGTGTAATGTATTGGTATCGTGGTCATAATAATGGGTTAGGTTTGGGAACACCCAATGGTCGCGGTGATAGACGTTTAATTCGTGGTAAACGCCGTTGTCTAAAAATAGACCGCGCGATGTTTTTGCAATGATTTGAGTCATTAAATGATAAGCGGGTTGGGCGAAATATCTACCAGGTTCCGCAATGAGGATATAGGGCAAATTCTTTGTCCACCCTAAAACTTCTTCTAAATTTGTATGAAACCATAAACCGCCGCCGATGTTTAATACAGGTGTTTCTGAATACATAAAGTTCAAATACTCTAAAACAGGCTCGGCATATTCATACGCGCGCTGATACGACGATAGGCGGTCGTGTTCGCCACCTGACCCAATATGAAATGAAACACCTCGGATTCTTATGCTATGATTTTTCGCATAATGTATCATCGTTTTGGCTTCTTCTTGTGTACACCCAAATTTACTATCAAATGCGTTCGGATTACCACTATTCATGCGTAAGAGTATATCCGCCTGAACCCCCCGCATTTGTTCTAATTCTCCTATATCGTCCACCACTTTAAACCGCACCTGGGCGAGTTTCTTTTTCATATTTTTTTTTTCGTATAATAAGAGATGGGGGTTAGTATAAATAATATCCTTTGTATATTTTGCCGCGAGTATTAATTCTTGATTCGACGCAGCGTCTAACCCCACCCCTTCTTGGACTAACGTATGGACCAACTCAGGAGACGGATTACATTTTAACGCGTAATAAGGTTTTATCCAGGGCAAGTGGGTTTTCCAATTATGAATTTGTCTCAATACATTGGTTTCGTCGTACATCCAATTGCTTTGGATATTTGTATTTAAAAAAATATCAATACCTTGTTCGGTAATAAATGTTTTCATATATAGTCTAAAATAGTAAATATTTATATAAAGATAATATATATATATCTACATGGAACATATTGTTTACAAAGACACGATTCCGTATATTCCGGCGATTGAGTCGGGTAAAGTGATTAAAGTATACGACGGAGACACCATTACCATTGCGACCAAACTTCCACACGACAACGAACACGTGTATCGCTTTTCTGTTCGTTTGAGGGGAATCGATTGTCCTGAAATGAGAAAGGCAGACGAAAAAGAGAAGGCTATTTTGGCGCGTGATTTTGTCAGCCAACGGATTATGCATAAAATGGTAGTATTAAAAGATATAGAAATAGAAAAATACGGTCGAATCTTAGCGAATGTCTATTACGAAGGCGAGAATATATCAACTAGTCTACTTGAAGCCAACTTAGCCAAAAAATACGGATCTTAAAAATTGAATGTAGTTCTTAAACTATGCCTCAACATGGCGCAACAAATCTTGGATTACGTCTGGGTAAACGAAGAATATGAAATCTGCTCCAATCGCGTGGTCAGCACATTGTTCTATAATAACGTCCGCGATATTCCTCAATATACTTACGAAGATATTTGTATCAAACCCCATCAACTATTTAAAAATCCGTTTCTATCGTCCAGCGATATTCTTGTATTCTGCGATATGTACCGTGTAAATCTTTATATTTACCCCAATGAGAAGATTTTGAGCGAACAAAATCAACGGAACGAGTTTAAAGAATATATGGAAAAATATACAGAGCCTATCTTTAAAATAACCGAAACCTATTATGGCGATCAACAAGCCTTCCGTCAACACAAGCAATTGTGTCGTTATGTAGGGATCGATGTCTTCTGTAAGCCCTGCGAATATTCTATTTATAGTGAAAAGAAAAATATATACAATTATATTTGGATTAGTCGTTATATTTTAAACCAATTGTCTGGAGGTTCGGTGAAATGGTTGGATATGACTCTCGTCCCGAACGTTGAAGAAGACGTGACGCGCCAAGTAAAACAATTGGACGTGGTCTGTATGGATGAACTATTCGACGACTTTCATTTGTAATGCGTCTATATTGTGTTGCCATTTTATAGTATAGTTTAAAATGGATGGACAAATGTTAAGTCATATTATGAATTCAAATATGCTAAACATGATGACGATGAAAGAAAATGTTTCTATTTATCATATTTTAATGACTTTATTCATTATGAATATAACCCCTTATGTTCCAACGATTAAACAAATTATGCTTAAATACATAGAACATAAAGTAAAGGAAACGGTACCTATTTTTATTCCGGAAAAGGAAATCACCGCCTCTATACAATTTATTCAAAAAGAAAATAGCGACGATATGATATTCAATGCGATCAACTATTATATTGTCAACCACAACGAATCAAAACATTTGAAATATTGTAATAATTTTTCGGTCATCAATGAGACAAAGTTTGTATTGGATCGCGATTACGAGTGTGTGGTCTCAAATGTGGCAGCAGACGAAAACGACAACAAATCGTATAAAATAAAATTTATGTCTTATACTAAAACGCTGAATGAAATGAAATCTTTTGTGGATAAACTTACCAAACAATATATGTACGAACAAAAAAATAAACTAGGCGTCCAAAAATATTTCTTTGACGAAAAGCACGTCACCTTACCGAAAGACCAAGAAGGTGTCATACAATTGGACAAAGCGCCTAAAAACATTACATTTCATATGACGCCCTTCAATACGAATAAATCGTTACAAAATATTTTTGGGATGCATTTGGCGTCTATCAAAGAACGCGTCGATATGTTTATCCATCACAAAGATTGGTATATCAAAAAGGGTATTCCGCATACGCTGGGTATATTGTTACACGGACCGCCTGGCACTGGAAAAACGTCTATCATAAAATCTATTGCGAAAGATACTAACCGTCATGTCATCAATATTAAATTGTATAAAGACACCACCCAAACCCAGCTACGTAACTTATTTTTTGATGAAAAACTGAATGTAATCGTAGACAATAAAACCGAACATTTTAATATATCGATGGACGAACGCATTTATGTCATCGAAGACATCGATTGTTTGACCGATATCATTTATAAGCGAGAAAATATAGTGACGGAAGAAAAAAATCCTTATGTGTTCGGGGAAGAATTGTCTCTGTCTTTTATTTTAAATTTATTAGATGGTATTTTAGAGACACCGGGGCGCATTTTGATTGTAACGACCAATCACATTGAGAAATTAGACAAGGCGTTCATACGACCTGGTCGTATTGATGTAAATTTGGAAGTAGGGTTTTGCACGCTGGAAATGATTATAGACATGTTCAACTTCTTTTACGAAGAATCGTGTGAGACTCTATTTCAAGACTTCGACTACAATGGAACCATAACGCCCGCCGAATTGAATAAATATATATTGAATCATTACAATAACAAACAACTGGCTTATTTGGAACTCAAAAATAATTATAGCGCCTAATATATATGCTTTCTTTTATACTCACGCTTACCCTCGTCCTAGTCCTATACCGATTTGCCTTTTCGAAAGGTCTTCCGACGTGTAATCATTTTGTCATGAATGTATATTTATATTTGGCTTTGTCTGTAAGTCTATGCGCAAGCTTTATCTATATATATGAACGTATGGCGTGGTCTCCACCTATTTACATAGCCATTATTTTATCGTTGGTCTCTATACTATTTTTATCGTTACGACCTTTATTTAGTACACACGGATTTTTGACGAATCATTTAGGGTGGCTGATATTTTTGGGGTCCGTGTCTCTTATGTTAATTCCTTTACTTGAAAAATTCAAAGATAAAGTAGAGCGAACCTTGATCACCACCTTTATTTTATTTTTATCGTTGACCTTATTAGCCAATATAATACCCAAATTTTTGAAACAAACCTATGAAAAAGTAATGGCTGGATTAGTGCTAGGTTTATTGTCTATTATTATTACAGAATTATATTTTATCTTTACAAATCGGTATACTGATTATTTAAAAAATAGTATAGACTATGTAGTGCTTTTATTGTTTTCTGTTTTTTTGTTGTACGATACAAGCCGTTTATATCATTACGCGTCTGTATGCGTAAAATACCCACATTATCCGTTATTCTCGATGACTTTATTTTTAGATTTACTGAATATATTTTCAAGATTGTTAAGTACCGAGTAATTTTTAAATATTATAAGAATATAATGTACACCGCGGTTCTAGTAGAACCACGCAAACACAAGGCATTAGATATAGTGTTATCTAATTTTAATCGTAATTTAAATGAACATTGGACGTTTTTAATATACCATAGCGCTTTAAATGAATCCTTTATGATTGACCTACTACAAAAACATAAAATGTATTCTCGGTGTAAACGCGTAATATTAGAGAAAAATAATTTATCTATAAACGAGTACAATGAGTTGTTGTATTCGGAGAAATTTTATGAACCCATAGAGACAGATATGTTTTTAATATTTCAAACGGACGCTTTGATATCCAATACATATAAAGAGTATGTGTATAAGTTTTTACATTACGATTATGTTGGAGCACCATGGAAAGCTACGAATCAAGTAGGTAACGGGGGTCTTTCACTTAGAAAAAAGTCAAAAATGCTTGAACTATTAAAAAAGGGGGGTTATAAGAAAGCGAACGGAGAATATTATTATGAAGATAAATTTTTTACAAATACTATCCCAAATAACATCGTCTTTGAATTAAATTTACCTAACGTAGAAGAAGCGAAACAATTTAGTGTGGAAACCTTATTTTCAGACAAATCGTTTGGGCTACATAAACCATGGGATTATTTGACCACGAAAGAATTAGACGCCTTGAGTCTACATTTTCCGGAATTGAAAGAGTTAATCGCCTTACATAGGAGTTTATAAATATATGAAAACATATTTATAAATGATAATAAACGTTTAGTTGCTGTATGCGAGACCACCCATACCAGACATAATTCTTAGTACGTTGTAATTGCGAGCATACACGCGGACCTTTGCCGTGTTGGTGCCTTCCACCGTGGCGTTCGAGAGTACCAATTGGAGGGTGGCGTTGTCAATGCGACTGAAGTTGCAAGTGCCCGAGGGTTGGTGCTCTTCCGGACGAAGGGCGAACGAATAAACATTGATACCGGTGTCGGGGTAGCGGGTGTGGTGCTGGAACGGCTGGACTTGGTCGAAGTAAGTGCCTTCGCGCTCCGAGAAGCGGTCTTGACCATTAAGCTGGAGCTTGGCAGTAACCACCGGGTTTTCGCCCCAGCAGTGCATGTTGAGGGACGTCTCGGCAAGAACGAAGGTGCCGGCATCCGATACACCCGAACCGGTGACCGTTCCGCCGCCAAGAGCCCAGTCTGCGGTGGCATCGTTGCCGAGCGACCACGCCGCGTCGCTGGTCTGGGGCGCCTCCGCCTGTTGGAGCAAGCCGCCGCTGATGAACGCATCGTTTCCTTCCAACGCGGCGTCCGAACCGAATGCCTTGATGGAGTTGGGTAGAGCATCAATGGCGTCGGTGTAATTGAATGGCTGAGCACCAAGAGCCTTGAACAAAGTAGTGTCGCCTTGGGTGCCGGCGCAATAATCTACGTTGCAATCCGGTTGTACTACCCAGATGAGTTCCTTACATGGGTGGTTAAAGTTAAGGCGGATCTTATTAGACGAAGAACCGACCGACTCCGAACCAGTGAATTGGAGCTGTTCGATGAGGTATTCCGACGGGTTTTGCGCCATACGGCGGCGTTCGTCCGTGTCAAGGTAAATGTAGTCTACGTAAAGAGACGCCGATACCAGCGATTGGGCGTACGCGGCGGTGACTTTTACATCTGCCGAAGAAGAAGGCGATAGCGAGCTTACCGCCCACAAGCATTCGTCGATCGCGCGCAAATCGAGGTTAATTTTGACTTCGTGGTATTGTAGGGCAATAAGGGGGAGAGCAAGACCGGGGTTGCAGCAGAACCAGAATTGAAGAGGAATGTAAAGGGTGGTTTCTGGCAGAGCATTACGGGGAGCGCACACTTGTCTCGGGGCGCTGGAGTCGCAAGGACCATCCACGTCGGCGAACGAGGGGTCAGTCATAAAGGTTAACTGGGTGGTTTGACCGACCATCTTGTTGTAACCGGCTTCTTGGTTCTTGTCAAGGGTCAATTGGCACCAAATCTGCATCCAGTCGCCGTAGTGCTTGTCGATGCGCTGACCACCAATTTCTACTTCTACTTGCTCAATCAATTGGTGTCCGGGGTAATCTAACCAACGGGCATACACGGGACCAGTGGAGAGATTTTGATTGATTTCTGGAAGAGTGACCTGTAAGTAAGTGCGGTAAGCAAGATCGCCGTTTCTGGAAATCGTGCAGTTTACGCGACGACCGAAATCGGCTTGACCATTGAAGGTCTGCTCAATCGACTCCATGGCGAAATTACTATGTCTACGGTAAGTGACTTTCCAGAAGGTGATTTGAGGGTTGCCCGTAAGATATACATCTTGCGCGCCATAAGCTACTAATTGCATAAGTCCACCACCCATTCTATAATCTAACAAAAGAAAAAAAAATAAGAAATCTATTTAATTAAATTTTGCCGGAGAAATATTTTTAAAAAGAGCGGACTATGAAAATTGTAGACTTTATGTTTATTTTTTTTGAATACGTAGCAGTTTTTATTTTTTTTATGAACTCTCCAACCACGCATAATAGCGTTTAAAATAAATTTCTTTTTTAAATAATCCATACTATAGGATTATATTGTTATTATATAATATAAACTATTTAAATGATTAAAGAACACTATATAATAGAATGATGAAAGAACTCACCATAGATAATTTATATACAAATTATCTAAATGACATAAACCAAGCCGAATATAAAATATTAAACAGTTGCGAAAAGGACGAACAAAAATTAAATTACTTAAAGAAAAAGAAAAAGGATTATTTGTTAAACAATTCGAATGATTTATTTAATTATTTTGAATGTAAGCAGAAAATAGAGATAAATCAAAACCCTAAAAAGATGATCCAGCGGTTTTTCAATCAACACGAAGACGATAGTATAAATATTCTAAATAAAAGTATCCAAAATTATATTAAAAAAAATAATTTTAGTAGTATGAATATAAGTGATTTTATGTACGACAATACGATTTGTAGCAAATGTTCCAAAGGAGAAATGATTAAAATTGTTTCAGAAGGCATTTTACTGTGTAATAATTGTTTTAACAACGAAACATTTTTCGTAGAAAACGATAAACCTTCTTACAAAGAACCTCCTAAAGAAATATCCTTTTACGCGTATAAAAGGATCAATCATTTCAGAGAAATTTTGTCTCAATTTCAAGCCAAAGAGACCACCGATATACACGGAGATATCATCGCTCAAATAGAAATGCAAGTCAAAAAGGAGCGCGTAGAATTAAGCGAATTGACCAATAAAAAAACCAAAGAAATATTAAAGAAGTTAGGGTATAATAAATATTATGAACATATTCCTTTTATAAAAGACCGATTGGGTATAAAGCCGCCCGTGATGAGTCCTAAACTAGAAGAAACGTTGTGTAATTTATTTATGGATATTCAAATCCCTTATTCTAAATATTGTCCTAATGATAGAGTTAATTTTTTAAATTATTATTATACCCTTTATAAATTATGTGAACTATTGGGTGAAACCAGTTATCTCATACATTTCCCCATGTTAAAAGAACAAAAAAAAGTCGAACAAGACGAAATATGGAAACATATATGTCGCGACCTAGATTGGGAATTCATTTCGACTTTATAGACCGCCTGGGAATCCGACCAGATTCGCACCAATACCGAAGCCGGCGCCGGTGCGGGCGTTTAGTCCCATGGTGGGCAAGTAGGTGTCCAATACACTAAACGTGGCAGCAGCCACCAAAGCAATCAAGACGATCTCGTCCAATTTTAAACTTTGTTTTGGTATGGCGTACGCGGCAATAGAGACCATCAAGCCTTCCACTAAATATTTAATCACGCGCTTTAACAATTCTCTAAAGTTCAGCATTATATATTTAATAAATATAATATATAAAGGAATTATTTATCCTATACTAATGAACGTAGATTTGTTAGACGAAGACCGAGCTATCGCAGAACAAAAGTATGTATGTTTGTCGTTTGTGTCGCCTGAAAACCTGATCAAGCAAAAGGAATTGTTTTATTTTGAACAATTTGTTCAGCAATACGACCTGGCTCAATCTATGCATAAATTCAACGAATTCCTTAATTTTGTCTCTTACAAATATAATATTTCCAGTGAAGAATTGATGACGGAATACGCGTCTTTTGTGGATACGTTTAAAGACAAGCTAAAGGTAGACGTAAGCGACGATTACAAAAATTTTGTAGACAAACACGAAGAGGTATTAGAGAAACAATTTTCGAAAGAGAATGAGTTTCAAACGAGCGTAAGGGGGTTGAAAGTGCGCGGTGTGTTTCCAAGCCAAGAAGAAGCTGAAATTCGGAGCAAACTATTAAGAGAAACCGACCCCAATCACGACGTCTACGTGGGACCGGTGGGCATTTGGCTTCCTTATCATCCAGAAGCCTACAAAACAGGCAACGTACAATATCTAGAAAAGGAATTGAACGAGCTCATGCACGAGAAAAAGAAAAACGAAGACAAGGCGAAGTTAAGTTTCGAGACAAGAGTGAAAGAATCTAAAATTAAGGCGATCGAAGAAAATATGAAAAAGGCAAACGATACCAATAACAAATTAACCCAAAGCATCAACGACAAAGGCGAACTGGTGCGCATCCATAATACAAACGACCAAGACGCTGTATTGGGTGTAAATGCTACGCTAGAAGATATTCGTAAAGAATTATTTTAAGCGTCTAGTGTATGAGTGACCTTGTGACTATTTCTAAAACAAAATACATCGAAGAAATTGCGTCTTTACTATCAGCCAATCCAAAAGATAATATAGCGTTAGAATATCCAGACGGGAATCCGGAATTTATTGCGTTGGCAAACTTACGAGAATATAAAAACCGAGAAGGCGTAAAGATTTATGACGACGTGTATTATCGTACTAGAAACGGAAGAAGTAGTGGTAATAATATATCGTTTGAAACCTACGATTATAAAACGAGACAAATACGGCGAAAAGCAGAAGTATTACAATATAAACAACACACTTTAACCGCCGCAGAAGAATATAAAAAACGAATCGGGGCAAAAGGTACATTTAGCCAAGCTAAATTAAAAATGCTTCGGGACGCCGCGTCGATCGAAGCCTGTAAAACATTGAAAGGTAGTTGTAGCGACATTGCCTACGATCTAAATGTCCCCTTTGAAAACGAATTATAATTATTCTCTTAAATTAGGAAACATACATACTTCTAAAGAAGGAAATATTTCCCCGCTCATACATTTGTCTCCTTCGTATAATTCCGTACAACTCCTCATTCCTCTATCATATCCGATATAACAATAACCATCGTCTTTCGATATTTGGTTACTGTTTATTTTATTCACCAACGTATTTACTCCACCTTTTTCCTTTTTACTTTTCAATTCCGTTTCCTTTTCTTTGGTGTCTCGTTTTTCTTTTTCTTCTTTCATACTTTTTTTCAGTTGTCTCAGTTCGTGGTTTACATTGGGGAGCGGATGCATAAGGTCTCTATAAAGTTGTATGATGGTGTCTTTAAAATAAAAAACAGAAAAGAGGATACCTAAACACAAGATAAATATAAACAGATAGAACATACCCGACGACATCTGGTTCGTGTTGTTTCCGTTGTTCATGTTGTTCGTGTTGTTCGTGTTGTTCATGTTGTTCGTGTTGTTCATGTTGTTCGTGTTGTTCGTGTTGTTCATGTTGTTCGTGTTGTTCATGTTGTTAAAATCATTATTGGTATACTCCATGTTTCTAAGGACATTTTTATTTACATTTTCCGAAAAATTCTGTCCTTCTCCATACATTTCGCTATATTTTTCACTTAACGACATATATTTTAAATAGATTTAAATAATATATATTAGACAATATAATGTTACAAAATGATTTGTTACAATATTACGGCAAATACATGTATTTAAAAATATACGTAGACGACCTACATTTAAAAGAGACCTACCTAGAAGCCGTTCGCCAACATCATGTCAAAATGACGCGCGACCTTCGTCACGCCGACGCAGGGTTTGATTTATTTGCCCCAAGCGAACAAGAGACGGAGGTGTCCATTCATACCATCGATTTCAAAGTGGTTTGTAGCGCTCAAATCGTATGTACATCTCTGACATATAATACGGGGTTTTATTTATATCCGCGATCCAGTATTTCTAGAACTCATTTAAGGTTAGCCAATCAAGTGGGTATTATTGACGCGGGGTATAGAGGGCATTTAATTGGCGTCTTTGATGTTCTTTATTCAGCCCCTATCAAATCCCGCGACCGATACGTACAAATTGTCTCGCCCTACATGTGCCCCATCGTGGTAGAAGTCGTCTCAAGTTTAGAAGAGTTGGGGTGTGAAACCGTCCGTGGACTAGGTGGATTCGGGTCAACAGGCGTATAGCGCGTCAAATAATTTTTGTTTTGGTGTTTTGGTTTCTTCTACCCATACTTCCTTTTTTTTTATTTCGTTAAAAATAATTTGTGTATTGTCGTGTAAATGTTTGAATAATCCAACATTTTCTATTAATTTAATATGCACATTTACATCCGTTGTAATTAATTGAACCACTACATACAATACGCCTTTGTAGGTTTTATTATTTGCCAAGGTGTATTTTATTTTAAATAAATCAAACAAAGAATCGATGGATTGTTGGACTAACTCTTTGGCGTTTTTGGCGTTATGTCGCAAAATCTCCCATATGATCCAAATGATATTTCGGTTTTTTTTATCGTCTTTGAACTCGTCCGTCCGAGCTTGTATGTAAATATTTTTTTTCTTTTTGGTTAAATATATATCATATTCAATCAACCAATCTAGCCAATACGTTATACTGGTTTTGTCTTTCGTATGTTCAAGATGATATACGAATTCATTTAGGGGTATATAAAATTCTTTCGGATCTTGTTCTTTGAAAAATGGCTTTATATAATCTACATGATCTGCTTTTAAATGGTCGTACATTTTGTCTAAATGAAATGTAAAGGGTAAAGAAGTCAGAGTATGTTCGTTTTTTGTCTCGCAAAAAATAATAGTAATGGTAAAGAAAATTGCCCGTAGTTCATCGTTATTTTTAATGTCTGTGTTCGCTTGAATTTTCTTATATTCTTCTAATTTCTTTGAGACATAGATGGGTATTTTTATATTATACATATGGATATATTTACAATAAAACATAATGTAGATTTTCCATAAATCGGATATATATCCGCTACACAACATCTCTGCCGTCCAATGCAATGCGTCGTCGCGCTTTTTATAATACAAGGCCTCCGTCAGTTCCTGTAGAACATTTTGTTTTTTATGATTTGAAAAAGATAGACGGGTAAAGGATTTGCGATTGTCTACAATATTACATTTCTCCATTCTTATATTGCCTTCAAAAAAAAATAAAATAATATAACAAATGATGAAAGTATTAATACTATTGATTTTAGTGTATTTATATTTTATGTTTTCTAGACAAGAAGGATTTACACTATTAGAAGAAAGTTCTTTTATAAAAATTGACCACGACATCTTAGACGGGTTTTATGCGAAGATATACGACGATTTATACGATACGTTACCTATTCATACGAAAGAATGCGAGCAAATCATTCCTTATCTAAGACCGCATAGTAAAGTCTTGTGTATAGATTTTCGTACGGGTCATATCGTCCAACTCTTGTCAAATAGTGCCCAAGTAACTGGTCTAGAGACCTCGTCCGATATGGTACAATATGCGAAACAATTATACCCCGAATTATCTTTTCAATACGGTAAATATAACCCTTATATTACTAAATTAAACACGCATATTATTTGCCCGTTGTTCAGTATCCATGTGAAAGAAGACCTAGGCGACTTTTTAAGCGTTTGTTATAGTTGGTTGATCCACAAGGGTTTGTTATTTATAACCTACCTCCCAAATATAGACGATATAAGCAGTATCGTACAGACTAAGCCACGAGACAAATTTATATATCATTACAATTTCTCCTTAACTATAGAAAAAAATCCGGGGCATTCCCTTGTCACCGAACATATTTATAGTAAACATATACTCAAGCGTAAACACCTATGGAATTATCGAGCCCTTACGTTGGATACGTTAATCTATGAAGCCGGTTTAAAAGGATTGAAATTTGTAAAAGATGCCGACTTGGGGTCGTTTCATATGGCTATATTTACAAAAGCAACTTAGCGGCTATATTTGCCGATACTTACGAAGGAATCGAGAATATAAATGATAAATAATCCTAAAAAGCAATACAAAACAATTTCTTCGTTTTTTTGGTTTGTTTTAATTTCCTTTTGTTGTTCCAGTAATTCTAAAATGTAATTTACTTTATTCAACATCGGGTTCTCAATGACCTCTTCGCTTGGGCGGAACACATACGGGGTGGATTCCTTTTGATAAAATTGGGCTAATTCATTCGCGTTATCTTCTTGTATATTAGAATGTAAGTTGGCAATATCGATTTCACTCGGTACGTCTTTTGATTTTTCAAGCGTTGGTTTTAATAACTGAGTTAAATTGTCTTTACTGATTTTTGGTTTATCAAAACTTAATACTTCGTCGTTTTTTATTAAAGCTGCGTTAAAAGCAAAAGCCATACTTAAATAAAGAGTATATTTTTTTACTATAAATATATATAATATGGCGAAATATAAATTTAGTTTCTTGGATTATTATCATTCTGTAAATAATAATAAAATATTCGCCGGTCTAATCATTCTGATTATGAATATATGTACTAGATACGCCACGCTGGAATTAAGTAATTCGCAAGAATATTATGTGAAATATATTTTCGGTAAACAATTGCTTTTATTTGCAGTCATATGGATGGGGACAAGAGACATAGGTATTTCTATTTTAATGACCATATTATTTTTACTCTTGGCGGACTATCTACTGAATGAACAAAGTAAATATTGTATTATACCCAATCGGTGTAAAGTATCCGACCTATCCGGAAATATAACTCAAAAAGAGGTGAATGATTCTATTGAAATACTTAAACGAGCACACGCCCAAAAAAAACACAAAGAAAATAATATAGAACACACCTTATTTAAAGAGAATTTTATTTAATTTCTATCTTTTATATATGCTTAAATATATTTCTGTTGTCATTAAACCCGTTCTCACTACATATGATTTTAACCAGAAAAAAAATGAAGAAAAACTTAAAACACTATTTCAGAATCCAGTCATAGACGAAAAATCAAAAAACATATTGTACAATTATCCTACCGCGGGTTATATGATTTACCCTATCAAGACTGAAGACCCAATAATCATAGATTACGATTATGGACGCGAAAATTTAATCCGTGATAAAATACGTGATAAAATAAATGAAGCAGGCAATACAATATCAAAGGAACTTGTATTTTATGTGCCTTTGTACAATGACACGGACCTAGAATATAGACATAAATATAAAAAAAAACTGAAACCGGTGAAATACCTAGACGTGTTTGATAGCGCCTTTAAACAATTTGTCTCTGAAATTCCTAGTGTGAATAGTGTAACTATAAAGCCGACACTAGACATACCCCTAAAAGAATATTTTTCGTATTTAAAAAGCAAGTACCCTGAAAAGTCTATACAATTTTTTGAATATTTATTTTACTTTGACCGAGAAAAATCTTTTATCAAAAATTTAGTCCTTCGTTCGGCGTTTGATAAGGTTCTCATATTATACAAACCCACTTATTTAGAGAAAGGTGAAGGCGAAATTAACCCAGAGTATTATTATGAACTAATGAATACAACCATCGATCCAACTAAGGTATCCGTTATTTTGGATACAAATGACGATAATGTCGGCGAAGACTATGTAAATAGTCGTTATAAAACGCAGGGTCGCTATAAATGTATAGGAAAATTTAAAAAAATAGGAGGCTTAAAATATATATTCACAGTCCACTTAAACCAAATTTTATTCCCGAATTCAACCCACATGGATGTATTGAAATTCAGATGTATTGTAAAAAAATCTTTGTTCGGATTTACATATAAAATAGACGAGCAAAATCTAGCAAAGGAAATTATTGGCACCATGGGTAAAGTCGAATCCTTCGATGTAGACGATTATAATTTATTCAGATATAAGAATATAGATAAGAGCGACATGACAAAGAATTATGAATTATTTTTGCCTAAAGAATATCCTATAGATAAATCTAAGTTTAAGAAATTTTTAAAAAAGGACATTCAGGCGCTTGACTTTTTAACGTATTTGAAATCTCCTAGTGAATTAAAAAAATACGAAGACTTTGTGAAAACACAATACGAAGAATATAAACAGGGACTATTGAGAGGTCCTTATTCTGCCGATTTATATTCTAAACTGGAAGCCTATTACGACAGTGCGCAGGGCGCGTATAGTAAAATGTTCGTGGGGTTTAAAGATACGATAGAAATGCTATTCGAAACCAATACGCCATTTCATTTTAAGCCCCGCCAATCTTCTACGGATACCATCACCCAATATAAAATAAAATTAGACTCATTCCGCGTAGAGTCTAGTAAAGACCCATGTATCTATAAAAAAGATATATGCGATGCCATCGACGCGTTTCAACCAGACCATATTGTGAAGGTAGAATTATTTTTAAAAAAAAAGGATTTTACAGCTCTGACAAAATGTAATGAAATAAAGTTTAAAATAAAAAAACTGAGTAGAAAAATTATCAAAGGCGGGAAAAAATTGAAAAAAAAAATGATTAGGAATACTAAGAAATGCATCTCTATTTCCTACCCAAAAAAATGTTAATCTATGGCAGATTATTCAAGCGCGGGTTTAAACAAAACAAAATAATGAAACAAACGTTTGTCCTCTTGAACGAAGACGCTACCGGAGAAATATTATATTATTTAAAATATAACCATATTACTGACACCACGATGAATGCGTATTTATATGTATTCATCTATGAATTATTGTATTTATCTATATGGCTTCATATTTCCCCTAAAGAAGAAAGAAAAAAAATATTAGACAAAAGCTTCATTCATATCGTGCTGTATCTTTTCATTAAAGTAAATTCTGAACTTTTATTAAAGAACCATAGTGAATAGCAAATTGATACAGTTTACGCATCTGAAACAAGGTCAGTTTATTGTGTTGGTCTATAAAGAGCTTTACGTCGAGATGAATCGACAACCAATAAAAGTAAATGATTACAAAATCATATTTAAATATATACTCTAATTCTCGTATGAAATAGTAATTGTAATTCACTATAATAGAGTTCAGTTCTTTTTTTTCGCGGGACACAATGGGTAAGAAAGAGAATATATAATTTTGTATGTCTTCTGGTAACATACAATATTATATGATTTTTTTTTAAGATTTATTGCTAATCATATTTAATATAGAAGAGACCGCCTCTTCCAATTGTTTATAACTGGTGGTCGCTTCACTCAATAAACTTTCAAATTCGTCCTTTTTTTTCTGATTTTCATTCAAGCCAGATTCTTCTTGGGCGATTTTTTTGGAGATTTCTTTATGTTGTTCTTTCAACGTATGAATCATTTCTGTTTTTTTTTCGATCACACGAGAAATCTCGTTGATGGTTATTTTCATATTTTGAAGTTTTTGTTGTAATTGTATATAATTTCCCTCCATTAAATTAAGGTCCAATTAAAAATTATACTGCTAAACGAATCGTATTCTTATCGCTTTTGCGCTTGCGCCGGTTCATAGACGGTGCCGATGCATTGCTTAAATTATCTATCTCTTCCACACTAATCACGCTTTCGTTTGGTTCGTCTAAATCGATTTTTTTGTTTAATTGGCTCAATAAAGTGTTGATATTATCCGGTCCTTTCATCTCTTCACGGAGGTTGGACGGACCGGATTCCTGGCTATGACTCATTCCGAAATCATTCATAAAATTGCTCAATCCAGGGCTGGTTTTTTCCATAGAACTGACCGCTGCCTTCGTAAAATGGTTCATCAAATCCGGATTTTGTCTCATAATGTCGTCCATGCCAGGCATAGCGGATTTAAACATCGTATTGGTCATATGAATCATCATACCAGAGCCAGCCAATTGAAATAACAATTTAAGCTCGGGCGCCATTTTGGCTTTTGACTTATATTTTTCGTGGAGTTCAGAAAAAATATCGTCGTAATCCTCTAAATTCTCGGTGACTTGCTCCGACCATCCGTCGAGTTTTATATCAAAGGGGTCTACTTTATTATTTAAAAATTCAAACCCGGTAATAAGCGTGGTCAATACTTTGCCCTGAAATTTAATGCTGTTGGTGCGTTCTTTTTCAGATATAATGTTTTCATATTCGCCTTTCATTTCGTCTAAAGAAGAGTCCATGCTGTATCGTTTGGATAGAGTGACGCCTTTGGATTCCAATTGTTCCAATTTGCGTAAATAATTAAACTTTTCCTTTAGTGTATCTTCTTTGGTTTTATGTTCCACGCCACGGATCTCCTTTTCGATATTTATTTCTTCTATTTTTTTAAAGGTAGGCTCCATATGAGCGGTTTTTTTACCAATCGTCACCTCTTCTAGATCGTTTAGTTCGCTTAATTCTTTATCTAGAGAAATGTCGTGCGATTTTAAAGAACTCTTTTTTTTATCGTTCATAAGTAATTCCACACCGCCACCAAAATCTACATCGGGTCGCTTGTCTTCCACGTCTAAATCTATGATTTCTTCCATTATAGTATCTTATATGTTTTTACTTTATATTTAATCGCACTCTTTTCTTAAAACATCCTTTAATTGTAAAAAACAATCGGCTAAATCGTCTTTCTTTTTATGTTTATGAAAAAAGGGCGTCCAGCTAGCGTATTCATCACCTAGGATTTGTTCGCTAATTTTTATGCTCCATTTTTTTCTTTCTGCATAGGTGGTTTTTAAGGGCACGTCATACCCTTTTAATTTATGACAAGCACTCCAAGGACGAATATCAGCACAACCCTGTAAAATAAAAAACATAGTAATCATCCCTTGTAAGGTTTTCATCCGAATGGCATTTTGTCCTATTTGATTTTCTATGACCACCACGTCGACCGAATAACTTGAAAATAGGGAAAAAAACTTTTCGGACATAGTTCTTCCTATATCTATTAAATTGGCTTTTGAAGCCGACGTGGAGACGTCGCATAGTTCCACAATGTCCCATTCTACTATAGTATTTGTATCACGTTCATATAAAATATAAGCACAATTACGTATGCCCACGTCTATACTAAGATATAGCATATACTATACTCATTCTATAAATTGCCGTTTTCGTAACGAGTTCAATTTCTCGCGACTTAAATAGACCTCTTTCATATCAGAAAAAGAATAACCGAATGGTCGGCTATCGTCCATAATTCCATTAAACTTATAGGGACCCTTTTGATTATAAATTGGATTGACTTTTTTCGTTTCGTCTAAGTTTCGTTTCCGAATAAGGTCGCCATGTTTGATTAAAAACTCCCTATAACTTTGATTGTCGTGTATACCATATTCGTTTTTTATGTTTTCATTTTTAATAGAACTTTGCGTATAATCTGTAAATTGTCTCCCGTCTTTTATAAAACTCATTAGTATAAGAAAATATTTAATTAATCCACCGAAGGAAGCGTTTCTTCAAAGGCTAAATCTACCACCAACGTCGATTTGTTGGTTACTAATCCGATTAATTCGTTTTTTTTCATTTTAGGGTTTGTCTTTATACCTTTCGTACTCAGGACATCCCGCAACGATTTTACGCTCAATTTATTGTAATCTTCGTCGAGCTCACGGACTTCGAGTTCACGGACTTCGTCGACTTCATCGGGCTCACGGGCTTCGTCGAGCTCACGGGCTTCGTCGGGCTCACGGGCTTCGTCGACTTCGTCCTCGCTCTCTTCGCTATAGTCGCTT